TGAAGCTTGATACCTTTTTACAATCAAAAGTACGTTGGCATTTAGGTTATAACTTAACTTCAATACCTGCTGGTGATCAGGCTAGACTTGAAGAAGCACTAAATAATGTACAAGATTCTTTTTGGGTTAGTAAAATTGTTGAACAGTTAGGTCGTTGTGATGAAGCTGAAAAGCGAACAGACATGACTGGAAGCATTAACAACGATACTATTCCAAGAAACAGAATAGAAAGTATTGCTGGTGATGTTGATAGAACAGTTGCAACTTCAGATTTTCGTGAAACTTTAAAAACTTGGACAGAGATTTATATTTATGAAACTGATAGATTAGCAATGCATTTATACGTTCCTAACTACAGAAATCCAGCTCAAGCAAGATATAGATTTAATAGAGAAGGTGCGGAGTTTATACAAGCTCTGCCAGGACCTGCAGACGTAGCTGTAGGAACAAGAATACTATTAGAAACTAATCATAGATAATGGTTTTACCTTCAACTAAACTTGGATATACTCTAGGTATAAAAAGAGATAGGGATATTATTAGTCCAAGAGAAAGACAGAAAGCAAGTCCCTTCAAAGGTAGACGTATTAGAATGGCAGGAGAAAAGCGAGTAGATCTATTTTCTGTTCGCCCTGATGAAGCACCTTTTTCTTATACAAAAGGTACTAATCTACCTAAACGATTTACTCAAACTTTAGACATTCCAATTGAAAGGGAGGACGAAGACTAAATGGCTAACAAAAAAGGTAAAATGCCACCACAACTATTAGAGTATTTTAAAAATAAAAATAAGAAAAAAGAAGATGGAAAAGATATGTCTGATAAAGAAAAGCGTAAAGAAGCTTTAGACAAAGCTACTAAAGCTAAGGATAAGAAAGAAGAAAAGAAAGATAAGTAAAAAACCCTTCCTATATAATTAAAACAAGTCCTATGAATAAATAACGTGGCAAGTAGTAGTTCAAACAAACAACCGTTAATGGTTGACCGCCCAGCAACGAATTCAACACTATGTACAGTTGCGTCTGGGCAGTCATTTCTAACGAGTCTAATTCCAACAGCGGTTGGTAATGCAACAAAAGTATTTGATGTTGACTCTGCACAAACAGATACTTCAATTAGTGGTGCATATATAGATGAAATTTGGTTTAGATACGCAAAAAGATCAATTGAAAAGATAGATGCAGTTACTGCAGTACAAGGTACTTATTCAGCTACTGGTACAGTTTGCACGGTAACTTTAGGCACAGGTCATAATTTAGAGATTGGACAAAATATATTTCTTGACTTTTTAACATATAGTGCAGGAACTTTTCCTAAAGATGATACATTTACAGTTGACAACACAACAAACTTTACAAGTACAACTTTTGATGTAACTGTACCTACAATTGCTGGCGGAGCCACAATTACTGGTAACGTAAATTTATCTTTACCTACTGATTTTTGTTTTTATCTTGTAAACACAGGAACTATAACTAATATCAACCAATTTTTCCCTTTATTTGTTGCAAGTGTACCATCCGATAAGCCTTTTTACAGTCTAACTTTAGAGGAAATATTACCTCTTATCAATCATCCTACAGTTCAAGCAGGAGCTAATTTTGGTAGTGCAAATAATGAAGTTGCTCCAAAACAAAGAGGATTGATGTTGAGAAGAGGACAAGCTTTATATGTAGCTGCTAGTGGTTCTACTGCATTAACAAATGGATTCTATTGTAACGTACAAGGTGGTTTCTATTAAAGATTATGTCTTTCGGATTTAAAAAATTCGAAGATAAATCTAATTTCGAATTAAAAAATAATTTTAAAAATTTTGAAAATATTCCAAAAAAACCTAGTGTTTATCCACGAGGATCTGATGGTTATGCATTAGAGAGTGAAGTTAAATTTTATAATCAAGATTCTTTATGGACTAGATGGAGAAGAGGATATGAATTATATACATTTACACAACAAATACTAGGATCTACTTCTAAAGAAAGAGATACAAGAGGAGACTATAGATTATTTTTTACATTTCAGCAATTTCCTGGAGTTTTTATTCCTGCAAGAATATTCACTTTTCCATCTACTAATCAAGAATTAGGAGAACATATATGTGGAATGAGAGATACAGACGGGTTTAGTTTTTATGATTTTGGATTACCAATATTAGATGTTAGATATTTAGCTCCTCAAGTCAATGCAACATACTCACAGAACGGAACATCTTTAACAGTTACTAAAAATGATCATGGATTATTTCCAGGAGATAATGTTTATTTAGATATAACCACTGGTGGTGGGACAGATGAGACTTTAGAAATTATAAGTAAAACTCAAAATAGTTTTACTGTAACTGCGTCGAATGCTGCTGTAACTTCAGGTAATCTTGTCTATCATAATTCTACAGAATTTAATGATACTCGATGGAGATTTGTAAGAGTAAAACTTAGATCTTTACCTACAGAAGTTGCTTTTTTAGCAGGTGAAAGAATGGCAGATCGAATAGTTGAAAGAGATTCAGGTATATCTTCTACTTATTCAAGAGTGGGTAAAGTTGTTACTGTAACTTGTAGCTCTGCTCATGGATTATCTACCGATAATAAAGTTTTTGTAGACGTGAGCACAGGAGCTTTACTTTCGGGTAGATATACAATTGAAGTTACTAGTGCGACTCAATTTAAATTCACTACAATCCCGACTGGGAATACTTTAGGAAATTTAAAATTATTTAGATTAATTAGAGGATTTAGATATGACGATTATGTTGGATATACAGTTACTGGATCTGATGCAACCACAAATGAAATAATCTTTCAGAAGGCAGATAGTTATGGTGCAAAGACTGTAGATACAATAGCTAAAACAACTGTACCAGCCCATAGAGGTTTTGCAGTAGGAAGATTTTTGACTACAGAATTAAGATGGAATTGTTCTTGTCAAGATTTTTCTAGAAGGGATAGTTATGATTTATTCAGTAGAAATAATCACGAGAAGTTTCCTGTTACTGCAATTAGAGATACAAAGCCAGGAAATATAATTCAGAATGATGGATCTATAGATGAAAGAAGAGATGAACCTGGAGTTTTTAGAGACTTAGGTTATGTCACAATAAATAATTTTTATGAGTTACCAGAATATGAAGATGAAAAACAAGATTCTTTTCAAAATTTACAATATTACCAACTACGTTGGTGCAAGCATATTTACGCTGCAATGTGGTCTATACTACATGATGAAGGTAATGAGCCACTGAAGTTAGCTGCAAAATATAATCAAGATGGTGTAAATATTACTGTAGATTTTGAAAATCATAATTTAAATAAAAACGATAAAATTCAATTAAATTTTACAAGTGGAAATGCGATATCAGGTGAATATACAATTACTGATGTTCCTAATCCAAATAGTTTTACTGTTGTTTATCCTTTCACGCAAACTACTGGTGGATATGTAACTGTAGAAAATTTAAAGAAACATGAATATGTTGGAGCGTGGTTGTTAGAACCTAGTGATAAACCAATTGGAAAAGGACTTGAAAGTTGGGAAAAGAGATGGGCAAAAGAAAAAAGAAAAATGCAAGAAGCTGTAGAAGTTTTTGCTTTATATAATCGTTCAACAAAATGGCAAGGTAACAAAAATATTATTGGTGATTTTAATTTACCTCAAGATGTTGCTGATTTTGATCCTTCTGTTATTGCCATGACTTTAACGGATAGTTTAAAAAGAGATGCAAAAGGTGATTTAGATAGATCGGGTAAACAATTAAATACTACAAACAGAATGATTGCTATGGTAAATAAATTATTTAATAAATCACCTACAGTTTTGGATGATATAAAGTTTGGAATAGTAAATAAACCACTAACAGAATTTACTAATACTTTCGAAGTTGGATTGTTAAAAGCAGGAGATTATATTAATGGTGAACTAGTAGATGCTACAGCTAATACAAGTAATATGGATGCTGGTACATATAATCCAGAGACTGCCCAAGATACAGTAGTAGATGCAGGTTTATACATAAATGTTTAATTATGGCAGTACAGATTCAGACTCGTAGATCAAGCACAGCTCATGATAGACCTTTCCCAATAAGATTAGGAGCTGGAGAGTTAGCACTTAATAATAACAATGTAAGTCCAGGATTATTTTTTGCAGATGATACTGCTGCACCAAATACTGGATTAATAAAAGTAGGTCCTGTACATATAGGAAGCACTGCACCTAATAATGCAGCAGCTGGTTTTACTTCTTCTAGTAAAGGAGAGACTTGGTTAGATACAGCTAGTACACATATATTTAAAGTTTATGATGGAGCAGCTTTTCAGACCGTGAAAGCTGTTGTGTCTGTTTCTGCAGGGCAACCAGCTAATCCGATCAATGGTCAATTACATTGGGATACAGCTGCAGGAGGTAATGGAGTATTAAAAATATATTTGTCTTCTGTAGGTGGATGGGTAAATGCCTAATTATTTATTTAATAAATGATCTAAAATTCTATCTAATTTAGAATGTACTGCTTGCATTTCTCTTAAAAAATCTTCTTTTAAGACATAATCATGTAAAACTTCATTTTTTAATTTATCTAAATTTCTTTCTACATTTTCAAATCTTCTATCTAATTTTTTACTGAAATTCCCTAAAGCCCTTGTTATACCAGCAAAGGCTCCAATACTTCCTGAGATAATAGCTGCAATAACCTGTGGTTCCATATCTTAATTATAATAGTAGGCACAGTTTAAAATAGATAATTATATGTAAATAAAATGGCAACAGGATACGAACCGAACATAGAAGGAGCTATTGCAGCAATGCGAGATCTAATGATAGCTAATAATGTTACTATGACTCGTCAGCCATATGAGCCTAATTATAGAGGTTTAGTTGATACTGTTGTTGATCTTAAAGAAGGATTTCCATCTTTTGCTCCTGCACAGGTAGTTTTCAATGCAATTTGTTTTGAAAATGTTGCTGATGGTGATGCCTTATTTATGAGAACTAGTGATGGAAGAGTAGGTAAAGCCATAGCGTCAGATGGCACTGCAGAAAATGCTTTAGTAGTTGGATTTGCAAATATAGCTGCCAATACTGGAGAGACATTACAAGTTGTAGTTGCAGGTGTAAAAACATTGTCAGGATTAAATGCAGGTGATTTATATTTTCTCTCTGCATCAACAGCTGGAGCTATTGTTGAAACTCCACCATCTTCAGCAGGTCAGGCTGTTGTAAGAGTTGGGGAGGCTGGTACTACAACAAAATTTGCCATTCAAATAGAACCACCAATTAAATTAAGCTAATGTCCTACGAACCATATTCACCTAATGCTCAAGGTCTTACTGAAGCATTAATTGATTTAAAAACTGCCTTTCCTGGAATAGTTGCTCAGAAAGTTACTGGCTATGAAACTACTGCTTTTGAAAATTTAAATCAAGGAGATGCTGTTTATTCAAGAGCAAGTGACGGACAGATTGGAAAAGCTATAGCAAGTAGTACTTTAGATAAAGCATTTGTAGCTGGATTCGTTGAAACCACTGTCAGCCAAGGACAGACAGCAAGAGTAATTGTTGCTGGAGCCATTGCAAATTCAGCATTAGATGCAGGTGATGAATATTATTTATCGGCTGCTTCCGCTGGAGCTATTGTAAAAACTCCTCCTTCTACTGCAGGCCAATATGTTACAAGGGTTGGAGAAGCTGTAAATAATGCTCAACTAGTTATCAGACTTGAACCTCCCATTCTTTTAAGCTGACAGTTTGGTCATCGTAAAATAAATATTAATAAGTTCTTTCGGTTAGGACTTGATAGAGATAAGAAATGGCAACTAGGAAGTCGTTAGTACTAATCTCTGGTTTAACTCAGGAGTTAAATTCATCTTCTGATAAATTAGATTTTGCAGGGAATAGTACTTCAGATTTAAGCGAGGGCACAAACCAATATTTTACTAATGCAAGGTCTAGAGGTGCTCTTAGCGTTGCCTCTGGATCAGGTCTTACTTATAACTCAACTTCTGGTGAATTAAGCACTAGTGCAATTCCTAATTCTCAATTAGCAAATTCTTCAATAACATTAGGAGCTAGTTCTGTTTCTTTAGGAGCGACAATATCATCAATAACAAACATGACCTCTATAAGGTCAGATTCATTTTTAGGTGGGACACTTACTTTAGATGACGCTAATTCTGCAATAATATTTGAAGGAACAGCAAATGCACATGAAACTAATATTCAGGCTACTGATCCTACAGCTGATAGGACAATTACTTTCCCAGATGCCACAGGAACAGTTGCATTAACAAGCGATATTGTTTATCCAGTAACTTTAACTAATACTGTAACTCTTACAAATAAGACTTTAGCTCTTGGTTCTAATACAATATCAGGAACTTTAGCTCAATTTAATACTGCTGTTACTGATGCGACTCTCGTTTCTACAACAGGAAGTGAAACTTTAACTAATAAATCTATAAATTTAGCAAATAATACTTTAACTGGAACATTTGCTCAATTTAATACCGCTGTTTCAAATGCCACATTAGTTTCAACAACAGGTACTGAAACTTTAACAAATAAAAGCTTAACTGCCCCAGTTCTTACAGGATCTTCAAGTTCTGCAGGAAGCATAATTTTTAAAGAAGATACTGATAATGGAACAAATTCTGTAACTCTTAAAGGTGCTGCATCAACTTCAGATGTAACTATTACTCTTCCAGCTGAGACAGGAACCGTTCTTACAACAGCATCTTCAATTGCTAACAGTAATCTTGTAAATAGTTCCATAACTATTGGTAGCACAGGTGTTGCTCTCGGAGGTAGTGCGACATCATTTACTGGATTAGCATCTATCACTTCGACTGCAGTTGTAACAAATGACAGTGGATTTAGAATTCGAAATAATTCAGATAATACAAAAATTGGTGCTTTTAGTAGTGCATCAATTTCTGCTGGACAAACAAGAACATTAACATTCCCAGATGCTAGTGGAACTATTGCAACTCAGGCTTATGTTAATTCTCAGATTAGTGCTGAAGATTTAGATGTACAGACAGACTCAGGCAATATTGATGTTGATTTAAATTCTGAAGCTCTAATTCTTACTGGCGGAACTGGAATTGATACTAGTGCTACAGGAACCACAGTAACTTATTCAATAGATTCAACAGTTGCAACACTTACTGGATCTCAAACTTTATCTAACAAAACATTAACCAGTCCTGTTTTAAATACAAGCTTATCTGGTTCTGCTTTTCTAGATGAAGATAATATGTCTAGTAATTCTGCTACTAAAGTTGCATCTCAACAGTCAATTAAAGCTTATGTAGATAATGAAATTGCAGGCATAAGTGCAGATATAACAGCTGTCAATGCTGGAACTGGCTTATCTGGTGGAGGTTCTTCAGGAGCTGTTACTTTAAATATTGATTCAACAGTTGCAACTCTAACTGGATCTCAAACTTTAACAAATAAAACAATAGATGTTGATAATAATACTATTTCAAATATTGAAGTTGATAATTTGAAGAGTGGAGTTTTAGATACTGATTTAAGTAGTGTTTCAGGATCTGATAATACTCTTGCTTCTGCAAAAGCAATTAAAACTTATGTAGATGCAAATACTGGTGGAGGTATTACAGCTGTAAACTCTGGAACAGGTTTAAGTGGTGGTGGATCATCAGGATCATTAACATTAACGATTGATGGTACTGTAGCTACTCTTACTGATACTCAGACATTAACAAATAAAACATTAACAAGTCCTACTATATCTAACCCCTCTATCACAGGAGATATTAGTGGAACTGGTAATTTAATACTTACATCAACAGATGCAGGTAGTTCTGCTGCACCAGAATTTGAATTGTATAGAAATAGTGCTTCTCCAGCAGATGCAGATTATTTAGGTCAAGTTAAATTTACAGGTGAGAGTGATGATGGAAGTAAAGAAGTTTATGCAAAAGTTACAGGTAAAATCGATGATGCCAGTTCAGGAACAGAAGATGGTCTTATTGAATTTGCACATAGAAAAGCTGGTTCAAATGTAATTACAGGAAGATTTAAAAGTACAGTATTTCAATTATTAAATGGTACAGATTTAGATGTAGATGGAACTATTACTGGAAATTTAACTGGTAATGTTACTGGTAATGTGTCTGGATCATCAGGATCAACTACAGGAAATGCTGCAACTGCAACCGCTTTACAAAATGCTCGTACCATAGCTGGAGTTTCTTTTGATGGAACTGCAAATATATCTTTAAATAATAATGCAATTACAAACGGTGCTGGATATCTAACTTCAGTTGGGACATCAAACATTGATGATGACGCAGTGACTTATGCCAAGATTCAGAATGTATCAGCTACAAATAGAATTTTAGGTAGAGACTCCAGTGGTGCTGGAGCTATTGAAGAGATTACACCAGCTAATTTACGCACCATGATTAATGTTGAAGATGGTGCAGATGTCACTGATGCAACTAATGTAAATGCTGCTGGTGCAGTAATGAACAGTGATACATCCACTTCAGCTATGCAGTTTGTTGTAGATGAAGATAACATGTCATCTGATAGTGCTACAAAAGTACCAACACAGCAATCAGTAAAAGCATATGTAGATTCTCAAGCAGGTGGAACAGAGTTCGCAGATAATGTTTTCAGAGTGAAAGATAATTCGGATGCTTCTAAGAAATTA